GAAACAATACCGCAAAGTATATTTGCAAAGGCATCCAACATGCGCGATGTGCGGCAAGGCAACGGCAACGGATGTGGATCACATCCGCCGGGTGAGTGGTGCGGATGATCCATTGTTTTGGGATGCATCCAACCATCAACCGGTTTGCCATTCATGCCATTCAAGGAAAACCGCAACAATGGATGGTGGTTTCAAGGGTGGGCAGGGGTAGCGGTTAAAAAGTTTACGGTTATATTTTGTGTACCGTCTGCCATCATCTTTACAAAAAAAATTCCCAATGTGGAGAATTCAGGATACAACAAAAATGCCGGCAAAAAAAGTTTCAGGATTGATAAAAAAACATGAAACAAAAGAGGAAAAACAAACCCGTGCGGCAAAGGAATCGGCGGTTAAACCAAAGGAAAGGTTGAGCAAAACACCACCGCCGGCGTTGGCCGGGCATCCCATTGCAACAAAATTATGGGTGGAAATGATCCGGTTATATGGGCAATTAGAGGCGGAAATTGTTTCATTGTTGGATCGTGATGTTTTGACGGATTATTGTTTGATCACGGAACAATTGCAGGAAATGGATGCATTGCGAATCGATGCCATGAGATTATTCAAACAGGCAACCGCGGAATTAAAAAAATTGGATCAGCCGGCCAACCGCAAAACGGTGACGGCAAAGGAAAAAATCCAATTAATTGGGATCGTGAGCAATGCATTTGATGATATTGTTAAATTGGATGCGCGCGTTGATCGCAAGCGCACACTATTAACCAATTTGCGGCAATCGTTATATTTAACGCCGCGATCCCGCGCCGGTGTTGCGCCGCAACCCAAAAAACCGGAAGAGCCAAAAAGCAAAATGGACAAAATATTAAGTCAGGCGGAGCAATTGCATAAAAATGTTTGATGGAAAAAAAGCAAACCACGCCATTGAATTTATACAGGAATTGAAACACACCAAATCACCGTTTTATGGTCAACCATTTGATTTGTTGGATTGGGAATTTAAAATTGTGCGCGATGTTTGGGGCACGGTCAACAACCGCGGGTTGCGTGTGATCCGTTATGTGTATATTGAAATCCCCAAAAAAAATGGCAAGAGTGAATTATGCGCGGCGGTTGCATTGAAACAATTATTTGCCGATGGGGAAATTAACGGTGAGGTTTATGGATGCGCGGCGGAAAAGGAGCAAGCATCCATTATTTTTGATGTTGCGGTTGAAATGGTTGATCAGGATGCCGCATTAAAAAAACGCACCAAATTGAATTTGTCAAAAAAGCGCATGACCGACAAAATCACGGGCACATATTATCAGGTGTTGAGTGCGGAATCATATTCCAAACACGGATTCAATTTATCCGCATGCGTTTTTGATGAATTGCATGCGCAACCATCCCGCGGTTTATATGATGTTATGACGCACGGCGCGGGTGATGCCCGGTTGCAACCATTGTGGTTTTTGATCACCACCGCGGGCGATGATCCGGACCGGGTTTCAATTGGTTGGGAAGTACATGAAAAGGCAATCAATATTTTGAATGGAAAACATCCGTTGAAATCATGGTATCCGGTCATTTTTAATTATGAGGGCGATGATATATACAATGAAAAAAATTGGGAAATTGCAAATCCATCATTGGGGCACACCATTGATATTGGCAAGGTGCGGGAGGCGGCGGATGATGCAAAAGTTAATCCGGCGGATGAGCGGTTGTTTCGGCAATTGCGTTTGAATCAATGGATCACCACAAAATTAACAAGTTGGTTGCCGTTGGATTTATGGGATCAAACCGAGGGCGGATGGGATCGCACGGAAATGTTGGGAGAGGATTGTTATTTGGGCGGAGATTTTTCTTCAACCACGGATTTGACCGGATTGTGTTTGATATTTCCGCCGCAACGCAAACATAAAGATTGGCGCATTTGTTTTGATGGGTGGATCCCGGCGGAAACAATGCAATCCCGGATCAGAGAGGATCATGTGCCTTATGATCAATGGGTTGGGGATGCCATGTTGATGCAAACCGATGGGGAAACAATTGATTATACAAAAATCGAGGAGTATATTTTGGAATTAAAAACGCTGTATAAAATTCAGGAGTTTGGATCGGATAAAACATTTGCAATGATGTTGTTGCAACGATTGGGCAAGGCAGGCATTCAATGTGTTGACATCCCACAACGGGTTGCAGATTTAACCGATCCCATGAATGAAATTGAGCGGTTAATGCGATCCGGGGAATTGACGCATGAAAGGAATCCGGCGGCGCGGTGGTGTTATGGCAACACCCAAATATTTAAAAACGGCAATGCCCAAATCAAGTTTGTGAAAGAGCACCGCGGCGCGAGTGTGGTGCGCACCAAACGCATTGATTTAATGGTTGCATGCGTTAATGGAATGGCGCGGGCAATGTTTTATAAAACAAAAGTTGACATCAACCAACGCGTTAACGATGATGAGTGGGGGTTATAAAATGACCGTCAAAATATTACAGGGTGACATCCGGGAAACCATCACCATGTTGCCGAGCGGAATCGTGCAATGCGTGGTGACATCACCGCCATTTTATAATTTGCGCGATTATGGCACGGGCAGTTGGGAGGGCGGCGATCCGGGATGTGACCATTTGAAAGGCACATTGGAATCATCCAAATCAACGTTGCATGCCGATCCGAGCCGGGACAAACGCACCACCACCGGGATGCCATATAAAATAAAATGCGGGAAATGCGGCGCAATCCGGGTGGATCAGCAAATTGGATTGGAGCAAACGCCGGTGGAATATGTTGAAAATTTACTTACAATATTCAGGCAGGTTAAACGGGTGTTAAAAGATGATGGGATCGTTTGGTTAAATTTGGGGGATTCCTATAATAACAGTCCATCCAATCAGCAATCCGGCACGGTCCACAGGGCGCGCCATGAAAACAACAACACAGGCAGGATGAGCCGCAAAATAAAAGGGTTGAAACAAAAAGATTTAATTGGCATTCCGTGGATGGTTGCATTTGCATTGCGGGATGATGGGGCGGTTTCGCCAAAACACATGCGGGATATGCGGCGCATGATCGCGGCGATCACGGGCAGTTTTGAAACGCGGGATGAATGGCCGGAAAAAATTGCGCGGGAGGTGGAAAGGTTGGAATCGGAATTGGCGGATGCCAATGCAGGTGGTTGGTATTTAAGGCAGGATATTATTTGGAGCAAAACCAACCCAACGCCGGAATCGGTGCGGGATCGTTGCACCAAATCCCATGAATATATTTTTTTGTTGGCAAAATCCAAAAAATATTTTTATGATCAGGATGCAATCCGAGTGCCATATGCGCCGGTAAGTTTGCCGCGGGCATTGCGCGGCGTGAGTGATCAAAACAAATGGGTGGATGGCGCGCCCGGTCAGAGCAAGGCGCACGCAATGAGCCAATCCCGGCCAAACAGGCGCAAACAATTTGAAAACAATGCCGGCGGGCGGTTTGTTAATGATGGGCATTCCGTTTGTTTTGGCGCGGATGGAAAATTATTGATCAATCCAAATGGGCGGAATCGTTGGAGCGTTTGGGAAATCCCAACGGTTGCATACCATGATGCACATTTTGCAACATTCCCGCCGGACCTTATAAGACCATGCATATTGGCGGGCACATCCGAAAAAGGCGAATGCCCGCAATGCGGGCGGGCATGGGTGCGGATCACCAATGATGAAGGGATCACAACCGGTTGGAAACCCGGATGCAAATGCGTTGGCCATGATCCGATTCCACAAACGGTTTTTGATCCATTCAACGGCGCGGGCACAACCGGAGTGGTTGCCGTTGAATTGCGCCGGGATTATATAGGCGGGGAATTAAAGGATGAATATGTTAACCAAACGCACAAACGGTTGGGCAGGGTACAACCGATTCTTTTCAGGGAGTAAAAAATGGAAAAATCAAAAAGGCAAGAGGCAAGGGAATTGGCACAACGCAATAAAATGGCAATCAAGGCATTGGAGCGGCGCATTCAGGTGATCGCGTTTGATGCAAATTTATGGGATCGCGGAATGATAACGGATGAAAACGTGATGCCGCATGCGCGGTTATATTCGCAAGAGAAAAAACAATTATTAGAAAAAATAGAGGAATTGAAAGGGGAATCACCGCCCGCAACCGTCAAAAAAGGTTTCAGGTCCACAACCGGGCAAATGGGATTTGCGGAAATGTTGGATGTTGACCAATAAAATCATGCTATAATCTTTTTGATCGGCAAATGTGGTGGATCGGCAATTGCGTGCCCGCATGGGTGTGCATACATTAAAAGGGATCGGCAATTTTACCGATGCCGGGCAAACCCAAAAGGGTGCGCGCCGGCATCCCGGTTTAAGGGATGATCATGCGGATCAAACAGGGTTTCAAAAAAGTTTTTGGGGATGTGTTGGTTTTGTGCGGTTGCGTTTTTTTATTGATCGGTGTTTGGTTGGTTTGCCCGGTTGCGGTGTGGTTTGTTGCCGGCGGCATGATGATTGCCGGCGGCATATTGTTTGAAAGGATTGCGGGCACATTATGATCATTGGAAAAATAATCAATTCATTTGCAAACATTGCCCAACCAATGCCGGGAATGAAACCGGTTGAGGGTGCGGGGATGAGCAATTATCAGGGGAATATAAAAACACCATCCGGGCAAAAAGTTGATCCCGAATCGGCGCGCAAAATTGCAACCGCATACCGATGCGCAAACATATTGAGTGATGATGTTGGGAAATTGCCGTTACAAACATTTTCATCCCGGCGTTTTGGGCAGGTGGAAAGGGTGATGCCAAACGGCGCAACAAAAAACATTTCATACCGTTTGGAAGTTTCGCCCAATGAGCTCGGTTGGCAAACGCCGTTTTTATTTAAGAAAATGGCAATTCAATGGTTGTTGTTTCACGGCAATGCATATTTTTGGCATCCGATCAACGAAACCCGGCAAATGTTTTTATTAAATGCCGATTCAACATTTCCGGAATTGGATGAATCCGGCGCGTTGTGGTATAGCACCACATTCAAAAGCGGCAAAAAAATGGACATTCCCGCGGTGGAAATCACGCATTTGATGATCAATCCACACCCGCATGGTTATATTGGGCGATCCATTTTGGAATATGCGCGGGAATCAATGGGGCGGCAATTGGGCGCATTTCAAACACAGGATGTTTATTGGAATCGCGGGTTGAATCCGGCGGGCATTGCATGGGTGCCCGGTGAGCCAACAAAGGAAACGCGGGAAAAAATACGCAACGTGTATGCGGAATCATTTGGCGGATCAGGCAAGGCGGGCGGGTTGTTGGTGATGGGTCAAGATGAATTTGTCAAATTCGAATCAATTAGCATGAAACCAAAGGATATGCAATTTTTGGAAGGGGTTGCGGCAACGGATGTTGACATTGCAAACTTTTTTGGTGTGCCGGAATATAAATTGAATCACGGCAAACAAAGTTATGAAAGCAACGAGCAACAGGATTTGGACTATTTGAAAACCACGTTGGATGCCTATCTCGTGCCGATTGAGCAAGCCGGGCAATTGAAATGGTTATCCATCCCGGAGCAAATGTATATGTATTTCAGATTCAACCGGGATGCCATATTGCGCACCAATGCCCAAAAACGCGGCGAAACATTAAACGCCGCCATTTCATTTGGGCGATTATCGCCCAACGAGGCGCGCCAAATTGAGGATCAACCGGCATATGATGGCGGTGATGATCGGTACATTGGCGCAAATCTGATTCCCATTGGCAAGGCAGGGGAAACCGATGCGCCCGCGCCCGGCGCGAAAAACAACAAATTGGAAAACCAAATTATTTCCGCCGCGCCCATGGGACCGGGCGCGCCCGCGCCATCATTTAATTTCAACATAACCAATCAGATGCCCGCCGCGCCCGGTCCGATCGGTGGAAATGTGATCATTGATACCACGGGCAGGGCGGTTGAAACGGAAAACCAAAGGGTTGTGGATGCGATCAATGCCGTTGAATCAAAATTGGGCGATCCAAACAAAATTGCGGATGCCATTGATTCAATGGCGGATCAATTGGCGGGAGCGTTGGCAAGGCAAGCGGATGCAATTCAAAATTCCGCGGATGCCGAGCCGCAAATTATATTTGCGCCGGTGATCCAACCATCAGAGGTGGTGTTGCAACCCATTCCCGCGCCAATCACAAACATTGAAAACAAAATTGAATTGCCGGCATCCAATAAAAAAATGATCATCCGCAAACAGGGTGATATTTACACCGGCGAAACGCAAACCGTTTTGCAACCGGATCAGGATTAAGGAAACGCACCATGAAATTAAAAAGAATTTATGACATCCCGGAAAATTGGCAACCCATTTATGAAATAATGCGGGATCAAAACGGCAATCCAATATTGGACAATGATCAAAACACCATCAAACGGTTGACCAATGCGCCGCCATTAAAGGGGATTGAAATCCAAAACACCGGCACGCATGCCCAACAAAATTTTTCAACCGGGTTGGTTTTGGCCGCGATCACCGAGGGATGGATGGCGATTGATGGCGCAAAGTTGACCATTAAAGCCGCGCCGGAAAACTTGAATTATAAAATCATTAGAGAGCCGGGAAAATATTGTTTGCATTGCGGTGAAAAGTTGACCGATGATGCCAACAATGAAATGGCAAAAATGCATGTGATGAGCAAGCATGCCGGGCAGGAATCGCCGGATGCAACCAACCCGGCGGGTTATGCCAAAATCAATCATTTTGAGTGCATATTGGATGCCAAACAACACACCAAATTCAAGGCACAAAAGTTGGGAGGCAAATAACATGACAAATTTCATTTTTAATATTTCATTGGGGCGCGCGGCGGAATTTTACAACCGGATTGATACCAATGATCCGGCGGCATCCGAGTTGGTGATCATGTTGTTGGCGGCATCCGGCGTTGAATCCGATGTGACATTAAAACGATTGGATACATTTGCGGCGGTAGTTGCGGGCGCAACCAACGAGGCAACAAACACAGGTTATGCCAAAAAGGTTTTGACGGATGCGGATTTGGTTGCATTTGCACCGGATGATGTTAATGATCGCGTTGATTTGGACATCCCGGATCAAACATGGGCAGGGGTTGCCAACGATGGCACGGGAGCAATTGGTGATTTGGTGATCGGATATGATCCGGTTGGATCGCAAACCATGACCGATATTATCCCAATAAGCCAACATGATTTTTCAGTAACACCGGACGGATCAGATATAACCGCACAGGTTGCCGCCGCGGGATTTTACAGGGCAAATTAATATGATTCTATTAACGAGCACATCCGATTTATTAAGAATAATATCCGGTCAATCATGCACCGTGGATGTGCATGCATCATGGGTGGACAATAACGCCGGGGCAATAACGCCGGGCAGGACAAACACCGCAATCACCACGGCAACCACAACCACGGTGGTTGGGAGTCCATCATCAGGGGTGCAACGCAACATCCAAACCTTAATTATTCGCAACGCACATGAAACAACATCCGTTGATATAACCGTTGTGCATTCGGATGGGTCAACCGTTGTTACCATGATCAAACGCACGTTGGGCGCGGGTGAATCATTAATATATGTTGATGGTGTTGGATGGAATTGTTTTAATGCGGCGGGTGTGCCAATGTCAGTTGCAACACCACCGGGATCAGATTTACAAATTTTTACCACGCCCGGATCAGGCACATGGACAAAACCAACCGCATTCACACCCAAACGGGTGGTTGTGACAATGTTTGGTGGTGGTGGTGGTGGCGGCGCGGGTGCGTCATTGGCAACCGCCGTGGTTGCCAAAGGCGGAGCGGGCGGTGGTGGTGGTGCATATGCATTCGAGATTTATAACGCGGATGATTTGGCAACCACAGAGGCAATTGTTGTTGGTGCGGGTGGAAGTGCGGGCGCGCCGGGCGCGGCGGGTGCATTGGGTGGGGATGGCGGAATTGGCGGCACGAGCAGTTTTGGCACATCGCCCATGTTGCAGGCATTTGGCGGCGGCGGCGGGCGCGGCGGAGCAATTTCCGCGGCGGCGGGCGGCGGCGGCGGCGGCGGCGGCACGGGTAGCGCGGGCACAACCGGCGGCACGGCGGTTGGGCAAGGTGGTTTGCCCGGTCCATCAGGTGCAAAAGGTGTCACCGGAGTTTGGGGTGGCGTTGGATCAGATGGCACGGTCACAGTTATTACAACCCATAATGCCGAGCGAGGCGGTGGCGGTGGCGGCGGGAGCACAAACGCACCGGCGCATTGTGTTGGTGGATCATCCATAAAAGGTGGTGCCGGCGGCGGGCATGGCGGGAGTCACAACGCAACACCCGCCATTGTTGCGGGATCGCGCGGCGGGCAATCAAACACATATGTTGCCGGCGGCGGCGGCACGGTTGGGAGTGATGGTGCATCACCAACCGCGGGCGGTGCGGGCACGAGCGGCAATTCAACCCGCGGCGGTGCGGGCGGCGGCGGTGGTGGCACAACGATCACGGGATCAACAAACGGCGGCGCGGGCGGCGCGGGCGGCGAATGCGGCGGCGGTGGCGGTGGTGGCGGAGTTGGATCGAATCCCGGTTTGGGCGGCGCGGGCGGCGCGGGTGGGCGCGGCGCGGTTTATGTTTATACATTTGGATAAAAATGCCGATCAAAACGATATTTGAAAAAGTTTATTCAACAACCGGTTGGTTTGATCCAACCATTAATGTTGGTGGTTGGTTTGATGATGAATTAATTATTGAGGCGGTTTCCGGTCAAACGGTTGCCATTGGGCAGGTGGTGGAAACGGATATTGCGCAACCGATCACCGCCGCCGGGGAATTGATCATTGCCGTTGGGCAGGTGGTGGAAACGGATTTGGCGCAACCGATCACGGCGATTGGCGGCGAGCCGCCAATTGTACCGCCCGCGCCCATTCCGGTGGTTGCCGGTGGTGTTTTTTACCGGCGAAAACGGGTTAAAAATGATGATGCGATCATTGCAATGATGGTTTTGGAATTATTGGAAAATGATTGGTAAAAAACGCAAGGATCAGGAGCAAAAAATGGGCATAATTCAAACGCACCACACCGACAACGAAAAGGAAACCGATTGGGATGGACCGGCGGAAATAATGACAATGGAAAGCAACCCGGAAAACTTGCCACGCATGTTTGCATGGGTGGATGATGATCAGCCGCCGGAATCAAGGCAATCCTATAAATTCCCGCACCATTCCCATGCCGGGGAAATGCCGGCAAACATCCGCGGTGTTAATATCGCATTGGTAAAATTAACCATGCGGGAAATCCCGGATGAGGAGCGGGCGGCGGTTGAAAAGCATTTACGGGCACACCGGTTGGATGCCGGGTTGGAATCAAACATGAGCGAGAGTGAATTTTTGCGCGCGGTGGATCACGTTGCCAAAATGAATGATTTAAACGGCACGGAAAAACGGGCATTGCGTGCATCGGTCAGGAGGCAGGAAATGGATGAAAGGCATTCATTAATTCAAGAGCCAATTAGGTGTTTTGATGGAAACGCAAAACCGCATGAGCCGTTTTGGGCATTGCACAATGCAACGGAAACGGAAACCGGCGAGCCGGAGGTGGAGTTTTATGGTCCCATTTCAGAGTTTTTGTGGATGGGTGATGAAATCACGCCAAAAATTTTCAAGGATGATTTATACCGGTTAGGCGGGAAAGGTCCGGTGACGGTGCGCGTTAATTCGCCCGGTGGGGATTTGATTGCATCATCCGTGATCCGTGCAATAATGTTGGATTATCCGGGCAGGATCACAGTTAAAATTGACGGGTTGGCCGCGAGTGCGGCGGTGATGGTTGCATTGGGCGGGGATCGGATATTGATCCAACAAAGTGCCTATATGATGGTGCATGATCCCATGATCATGCTATTCATGGCGGCATTAAACATCAATGATTTGGCGGAATTATTGACCGAATTAAAAACGGTCAAACGCGGGATTGTTGAGGCATATACAGCAAAAACCCAATTGCCGCCGGAAAAGGTTGCAAAGTTGATGAGTGATGAAACATGGATGACGGCGGGTGATGCCGTTGCGTTGGGTTTTGCGGATGAGGTGATTGGCGGTGTTTCAAAACCCGTTAATTTTGTGAATGCATTGCAAAAGTTTAATCATGTGCCGCCGGCGTTATTGGAGCGCATTGGGGCGGTTGATCCAATCCCGGATGTTGATGATGAAAAGGCGCGCCAATTGCAACAATTGCGCGATGAAATCAAATTGATCATTTAAAAAGGAGTGCACAATGGATTTAAAACCGTATTATGATGCGGCGTTGGCCGCGGAGGGTGAAATCAAACGGATTGCAAACGCAATCAACGATCATTTCACCGCCGGCGAAAACGATCAGGCATTAGAATTGCGCCCGGAGTTGGATGCCGCAAAAGCAAAGGCGCAAACGGCAAATGAGTTGTATGCATCCATGCGGAATGCAACAACGGAGAGTGATTTGCCCAAACTGTTTGTGCCCGCAAACCCGGATGTGCAAACACCCGCGGATAAAATCAAGGTGATGGATCGTTTGACGTTTGACGCATTAAGCCCGCACGAGCGGATGCGTTTCATCAAAAGCGGCGGGCAAATTATTGATCAGTAAAATTTCCCGGATCATGGCAGGGAAAAACGGTATTATAAAAATTTTGACGAGGTGAAAAATGGGAAACACGTTAACCAATTTATATCCAACGATTTATCAGGCGTTGGACCAAGTAGCACGGGAAATGTTGGGTTATATCCCGGCGGTGGTGCGCAACACCGATGTTGAGCGAGCCGCCGTTGGTGAAAATATCGGTTGGCCGGTTGTGACACCCGGCACGGTTGGGGATATTACACCCGCCGCAACCGGTCCCGCGCCCAATGATATGACGGCGGTTGCGGTGATGGCAACGATCAGCAAATCCCGCGGTTATACCTTTTATTTGACCGGGGATGAGTTGAAAGGTTTGCGCAACGGATCAACGGATCAAATCATTGTGCAAAATCAATTTCAGGAGGCATTCCGTGCCTTATGCAATGAGATTGAGGTGGATTTGCATGCCGTTGCATATAAGGCGGCGAGCCGCATTGTTGGTGCATCCGGCACGGCGTTGTTTAACACGGCATCGGATTTTTCGGATTTTGCCAACGCCAAAAAGATTTTAAAGGACAACGGCGCGCCAACCACCAATTTGAAAATGGTGTTGAGCACCACGGCAATGGCAACGTTGTTGAGCAAACAAGCAATCCTATTTAAAGCCAATGAAGCCGGATCAGATGAAGGGTTGCGCAATGGGCGCGTTGGCAGGATCGAGGGATTTGATGTTGGTGAATCCGCCGCGCCGCAAATTGTGACCAAAGGCACGGGAGCAAGTTATGTGATCAATGGATCACATGCCATTGGGTCAACATCCATTGTTTTGAAAACCGGCACGGGTACAATTTTGGAAGGTGATTCAATCGCATTTCAAAATGATGCCAACATTTACAATGTGATCACCGGCATTGCCGCGCCGGGCACAATTGTTATACAAGAGCCGGGATTGCGCATTGCGCATGTGGATTCAGAAACCGCAACATTATCAAACAATTTCACGCCGAGCACGGCATTTGATAGTGCCGCATTGTTTTTGGCCGCGCGCGCGCCCGCCGTGCCGGAGGCGGGTGATTCCGCCGTTGATGTAATGACGGTGGTTGATCCGGTTTCCGGGTTGCCGTTTGACATCCGGGTGTATCTGCAATATCACCGGGTAGCATACGAGGTGGGCATGGCATGGGGCGTTAAGGCGGTTAAGGGTCGTTTTATCGCCAAAATGATTGCATAAAAACTTAATATCACACAACCCAATCCCGCATTGAAAAACATGCGGGATTGGGGATGAATTTTCAAAAGGAAAGGTTGGAAAAAATGCCGAGAAAAGCCGCAACCGATTCAGATGCCAACGAAACCGATCAGGAAATAAAATTTGTGCGCATGCAAAAGGGTGATGAAATCATGGATCAGGTGCACCCGGATGTTGTTGAAATGCACAAAAAATTGGGTTGGGTGGTGATCGAGGAAACCGCCGCGGATCCCAAATAAAACCGCAACCAACCAAACCCGCGCCAATTGCATGGCGGAAAGTGTAAAAATATATGAGTATCATGCAGGTTTTTTGTACCATTGCGGATGTGATCGAGGCATTGGACATTCCCGGCGAAAAGGAAAGCATTTTGCGCCGGCATGTTTGGGCATCGAGTGAGTTTTTGGCAAAGGAAATTGGTTGGTTTGTGCCGGTCACATCAACATTTAAGGTTGATGGATCGGGCACCGATAGTTTGATCATCCCGCCCATATTGGATTTAACCAACATCACCCATGATGGGATTGCGTTGACATCCAACGATTATTTGTTATATCCATCCGGGCGGGAATGGTTGAATGGTCCATACTCATGGATCAAAACCGCGGAGGGCGGGAAAATAATCGCATGGCAGGATGAATCGCAAGTGGTTGAAATAACCGCCCGCCGCGGGTTGTATGATTTGGTTGGATTGACCGGCACGGCATTGAATTCACAACAATTGATTGGTGATGTGGAAATAACGGTTAAAAATGGATCAATAATTTCACCGGGATTGATCATAAAAATTGACAATGAGCAACAATTGGTGGATGCAACCAATTCTCCGGTATCATCCGGCACAACCAATGCGGTTGCAATCGCGCCGAGTGATGATGAAATCACGTTGACAGATGACACCAAAGTTGCCAAAGGAGAAACCATCCGCATTGATTTTGAGGAAATGAAAATTATTGATAAAAACACCACCACGCACAAATGCAAGGTTGGGCGCGGATGGAATAAAACACAAAAAACAACGCATGTGATCACCACCGGCATTGATGTGTACCGGAAATTTCAGGTGATCCGCGCGATCAACGGCACAACCGCCGCGGCGCATGCGGATGCCGCACCGATCAGTTATTATCAGATGCCGGCGGATTTGGGATTTTTGGCGCGGGAAATTGCCGGGTTGATGTTGAAAAAAGAGCAGAGCGGTTATGCAGGGCGCACCGGCAATGTGGATTTGGGCACGGTGTTTTATAACGACATGATCCCGCGGGATGATTTGGCGCGGATCAAAAAACTTTATACGATCAAAGGCAAATAACATGACGGTTTCAATTGGTATTGAATCGCCGGATTTGGACAAACAAATTATGTTGTTGCAACATTATCCAGAGATTGCAACCCGGCATTTTAAACCGGCATTAAAACAATGCGTTGCCATATTAGATGGCGCGATCCGCCCGGCAATCCCGGTGGAAACCGGCGAGGCAAAGGGCAAGTTTTCCACATCGGTTACAGGCACAACCATTTCATCATTGAAAGGGCGGGCGGGTTGGTCAAAATCCAATTATCCGTGGTATATCAACGTGGTTGAATATGGTGCGCGCCCGCATGAAATGGGCGGCGGCGGAAAATCCAAAGGTGCATTTGCGTTTTTATCGCGCGGTTACAATGCCGGCGGGCGATCCAATCCGGGTCAAAGGGTGAAAGTCAAAGGGCAATGGAAAACAATCCGATCACATCCGGGATTCAAGGAATATGCATTTTTGCGCAATGGATTCAACACGGCGAAACCCGCCATTGATTTAATTTTGGCGGTTGCCAATGACAAAACCATTCAGGATTTGGCGGTTGCATGATAGAAAATTGGATTGATAAAATCGCACGGGTGTTTGAAATTGATGATGGCAAGGGCGGCACGGTGTTGAGCTATCATTCATTTGACAAAACGGATTTGCCGGAATCATTGGAGCATTATCCATGTGCGTTGGGTTACGTCACCGGATGCCGCCCGGAATATTCGGAAACCATTTCATTGTTATATTGGCAGGGTTTGACGGAATTTCATTTGGTCCCAAACGTTGCAAAATCCAACATGCCTTATATTGTGCCGTTTTTTGGGCGGATCATCCGCGCGGCGGCGGCAAACATCACATTGGGATCAACACCGGGCGTTTTCCGTTTTAGCATTCCGGCGGAAGATAATGCAATCCAATTTTCAAGGTTGAAATATGGGAATGAAGAGGAGCATTTTGGCATTGCGGTGCGTTGGATCGTAAAAGAAAACGTTGATTTAACAATTTCAAAATAAAGTGGAGGCATTATGAAAGTTTTTATTACAGTTGGATGCATGATCAACGGAATGCAGGTTTTACCGGATATAAAGGCAATTGAGGTGCGGGATGATGTTGCGCGCCATTTAATTGCGGAATGCAAGGCGATCCCGGCGCAATCCGTTGCGGATCAACCCAAAAAGGCGATCAGCAAAAAGGATGAAATAAATTCAGGAGGCGAAAATGAGTGAGCTCGTGTTTACAAAAAACCAATATGGCAAGGAAACCACAAAGGGCACGGCGGTTGCATCAACCCGGCGTTTTTTGGGCACGGTGAAATTGCCGGTGGACCGGAAACCACAATTTCCACAGGAAACGTTAGGTGTGCGGGCGCGGGCGATCCGATCCGCAATTTATCAGGTGAAAGCCGATCCGGTGACATTAGCGATTGAGAATGGATACTTTCAAGCATTGCCAATGTTGTTTTCAATATTCCTTAAGGGTGGCGTAACACCAACGGAAACCACCGGCGGGCAAGGCGATTATTTGTGGACATTCACACCATCATTAACGGCATCAAACGCACATGATTCAATTTCGTTGCAATCCGGGGATGATCAACAGGCGTTTGGTTTGGAATATTTATTGGCGCGGAAATTAAAAATTTCCGGCAAATTTGGGCAGGATCAAGCCGTTGCGATTGAGGCGGAGGCATTCGCCAAACAGGTTTCGCCAATAACATTCACCGCCGCCATTGCGCCATTTGTTGCAACACCCATGATTGCCAACATGACACAAATTTTCCTTGATCCGAGTTGGGCAACCAAAGGCACAACCAAAAAATCAAATTTATTCCGTGATTTTGACATCGAATTAACAAACGGTTTGCATTCAAAATTCAATGGGGATAATTTGGCCATGACCGGGCACGGTGAGGGATGTTTGGAAGTTATAACCACGTTGACATTTGAAAACAATGCCGATGCGATCACCATTTGGAATAATTTTAGAGCGCAAACATCACAGGCATTGCGAATAAAGATTCCGGGTGCGCAAATCGGCACGGGCACAAACAATGATTTGGCAATTGATCAATGGGGAAATTGGGAAGAGGTGCGCCCAATGGATTCAGAGGATGAAGGGGATAATTTATGTGTTGGTGTTTTCCATTCCATTTTGACACCGGATGCCGCCAATATGTTAGCGGTTGTTTTAACCGCCGCGGTTGGACCGGGATTTTAAAATGCGCATTGAAATCCCGGCGATCACCCGCCCGCTTAAATTATCGGATTATGATCCGGCGTTTGGGGATCAAACAATTTATATTTGGGTTAATTTGCCCATTGATAAATTGGATGAATTTGCAAAAATGATGCGGGAGCAAAGGGAAACGCGGGCGGGATTGAATGCCGCAATGAAGGAAAAAAAGCCGGATCAGGAAACCATCAAAAACCGTATTGCTGAATTGGATGCAATCGGAAATCAATTAATCAATTGGTTGGCATTGGTTTGGAGCAAAGGTGCGCCGGAAACCCATTGGGACGTTGCAGGTGTAACCGAATTGGTGAGCACGTTGTTGGATCACGATCAAAAATTATATTCGTGGTTGATCGGTCAAACGTGGAGTATTGTTACCAGTTACCGCGCGATGCAAAAAAAAAATTAAGGGATGGCGTGTTGGAATTGTCGGAGGGGAAATCAACCGGCAATCCAATTTTGGCAAACATATTGCGGGCGCGGGCGGTTAATCTAGCATCAGGCGGTGCGGTGGTTGCGCCGTGGAATGTGAGCATGGATGTGCCGGAGGAGTTTATTGATGCGGCATTTATGTTGTTGGGCAAGGCGCAACGATATGCGCAAACAAAAGCGGAAATAGAATTGATTAAAAACCGGATCAGGGCAAAAAGGAATTAAAACAAATGAGTGCATCGAGCACATTAAACGCGATCATCAACATTGTTAAAAAGGGCGGCGGGGACCGCGATTCCGTTAATGCGTTGGTGCAAGTCAAAAAGGCGGCAATGGATGCCGGGTTGGTGTTTGGCACAATGGCCGCCGGTGCATTTGCATTAAACCGGGTATTGGAGGCAACCGCCGGGGAATTTATAAAATATGCAACCACCGTTGCGGATTCAAGCCGGATCACCGGCATTTCCGTTGAGGATACATCCCGCTTAATTCAGGTGTTGGATGATTTGTTTGTAAGTCAAGAATCACTTACCACGGGCATGCAATTTGCGATCAACAAAGGATATGAGCCTTCCGTTGAATGGCTTAAGGAAATGGCGGATAAAATCGCCGCCATGCCCAATGCCGCGGATCGCACACGGGAATCAATCAAGTTGTTTGGCAAGGCGGCGGGTCCAGACCTACAAAAATTAATGAGTTTGGGCGCGGATGGCATTGATGAATATATGCAAAAGGTTGAGGGCGGATTGGTTTTGACGGATGAAAGCATACAACAAGCGGCGGATTATAAAATTGCGGTGGATACGTTGCGCGATGCATACGAGGGGTTAACCATCACCATTGGCGGCGATTTGATCCCGGCATTAACTGATTTATTGCGGATCGTTAACGGTGGAATAAAGGGTTGGCAATTGATTGGCAATTTATTGGCGGGCAATGTGACGTTTGCAGAGGCGGCGGCATCCGCGGCGAATACTTTAAACACTATATGGGCGGAATCGCCGCCGGTTTTGGCGGATGTTGCCGGCGGATTGGAAGAGGTTAACACCCAACATCAGGAATCATCAAAAAATTTAACATTTGCGATGGATCGGATCAGGGAGTTTAGAGATTACACCCGCGAATTAACCGAATTGGAAACGCAACGGGCATTGTTGGTTTCGCAAGGTTACAGCGAATCGGGGAGAAAAATTGGCGAGGTTGATGCAAAAATCAAGGAATTGAAAACAACCCAACATGAAACCATGTTGCAATGGATGGCAGATGTATATCAGGCACAATTAGCATCCGATGGGTTGTTTGATGATAATGATGTGCAAAAGGTTTTAAATTATCAATTGCAAATGGGTTTGTTAACGCAAGAGGAGTATGATGTTGCACAGGAGGCGTTAAGAATAAAAAGCGCAATGGAATCGATCCCGCCGGAAGTTTCATCAACGGTGCGGATCACCACGATCAACACGGTGATCAACCGGTCAGAAAATCAAGTTTATCATCCGGAGATCGGAAGAGCACACGTCTGA